TATAACCAGGAAGTTTTATGTGAGTTTTTAGGTTCATCTAATACTCTTATTAACGCTAGAACCATTGGAGCGTTAAGTTCTAAAGAGCCGATCTTTGATAACGACTCTTTGAAGGTATATGAAAAACCTGAAGATCATAAATACTATGTAATTACAGTAGATACTGCTAGAGGTATAGGCGGAGATTATTCAGCCTGTGTTGTATTTGATATAACTGAAATGCCTTATAAAGTAGTAGCAACATATAGAGATAATAAAATTGCTCCGATGTTATACCCTAACGTTGTAGCAAAGTTAGGTGAGGATTATAACAATGCTTATGTCTTGATTGAAACTAATGACATAGGGCAACAAGTCGTTGACATTTTGCATGAGGAGATAGAATACGACAATATTTTTAGTACTGTCACTGAAAAAAATAGACAGTATGTATCACCAGGGTTTGGTAAAGTTACTAGACGTGGTGTAAGTACTTCTAAGCAAGTTAAAAGACAGGGGTGTTTTAGTTTTAAAAGTTTGATGGAGGAACAGAAGTTACTCTGTTTTGATGCAGAAACTATACATGAGATATCCACTTTTGTAGAAAAAGGTAATACTTATCAAGCAGACGAAGGGTATCATGATGATTTAGTAATGTGTATGGTGTTGTTTGGTTGGTTGTCAACTAATACTTTCTTTAAAGAATTGACTGACATTAATACCAGAGACGGTTTGTATAACAAACAAATGGCACATATTAAAGAAAATTTAACTCCTTTTATTGTTCGAAAGGGAACTGACGAGCCAGAAGGAGAAGTTATCGATGGTGATTATTGGATATTAGATGATGACTTTCAGAAGAAAGTTAAAGAACTAGGACTTAAATTTTAATTTTTATAAATAATTAAATGATAAACAACTTGTATCATTTTAATTAAATCGAGGAGAAAAACATGGCTTTTCAGCTATCACCAGGCGTTCTCGTAACAGAAAGGGATTTGACTTTAGTCGTACCTGCAGTCGCAACCACAAATGCTGGTTTTGTAGGAGACTTTAAGTGGGGCCCCGCTGACGAGATTCGAACTATTGATTCAGAGAATAACTTAAGAAGAACTTTTGGTTTGCCTGATAATGACGTGGCCGAAGACTGGTTTTCAGCCGCTTCTTTCTTAGCATACGGAAACAACCTACAGGTTGTCCGTGTCGTAGGAACAAGCGCTTTAAATGCTGGTACTGACGCAGGCGTGCTTATCACAAACGAAGTTGATTACTTAAACAATCATTCCGCGGGAGCGGGTGCCAACGGAACGTGGGCTGCTAAATATCCAGGTGCTTTAGGTAATTCCTTAAAAGTATCCATGGCCGATTCATCAGACTTTAGTTCTTGGGCATACAAGCAAGAATTTGATGCTGCACCAAGCACAACCGCATCAGTTAGCAATGCTGGTGGATCTCAAGACGAGATGCACATTATTGTTATTGATGAAGACGGTCTATTTACTGGTACTGCAGGAACAATTCTAGAAAGATTTGCTGGCGTTTCTAAGGCAGCAAATGCTGTTACATCTACAGGCGAAAGCAACTACTACAAAAACGTATTAAACTTTCAGTCATTGTACATTTGGTGGACAGACCACATTGGTGGACATGTAAACTGGGGCTCAGATGCTTCTGGTGTTACATTTACACTTATGAGCGCAGTTACAGATCCAACTAAGGCTACTGTATCTTTACAGGGCGGAGCAAACGACAGCCCAACAGACGGCGATCTTCAGACAGGTTACGCAAAATTCGGTAACGACGAAGAAGTTGACGTTTCACTTCTATTCCTTGCTGGCCACAGTGTTACTGTTGGTAAGTATGTGCAGGACAACATTGCAACTGTAAGAAAAGATTGCATGGTATTTTTGTCCCCACAGAAGACAGACGTTGTTAACAACGCAGGACAAGAAGCAGCAGACATTGTAACTACAAGAAACTCATACTCAACTACATCTTACTCCGTAATGGACAGTGGTTGGAAGTATATGTACGATAGATACAACGATGTATACAGATGGATTCCTTGTAACGGAGACGTTGCAGGACTTTGTGTACAGACAGACTTAACCAACGACCCATGGTGGTCGCCTGCTGGTTTTAACAGAGGACATATTAAGAATGCTGTTAAAATGGCGTACTCACCCAGAAAAACTGATAGAGACACGCTTTATAAAGCAGGGGTTAACCCAATCGCAGGTATTACAGGCTCAGGCATTGTATTACTAGGCGACAAAACAATGTTAGACAAGCCTTCAGCGTTTGATAGAATCAACGTTAGAAGACTATTCATTGTCCTAGAAAAAGCAATTGCTACAGCAGCTAAATTCCAGCTGTTTGAATTCAACGATGCGTTTACAAGAGCACAATTTACAGCTCTAGTAGAACCATTCTTGAGAGATGTACAAGCAAGAAAAGGTTTATATGACTTTAAGGTAGTGTGTAATGAAAATAACAACACACCAGAAGTTATCGACAGAAACGAATTTGTTGCCGATATCTTCTTAAAGCCAGCTAAGGCAATTAACTTTATTCAGCTTAACTTCATCGCTACAAGAACTGGCGTATCTTTTGAAGAAGTTGGCGCTTAAGGGTTATAAATAATTAATAAAGTAAACATTAGGAGATATAAATGAATATCGAAGATTTTAAGGCCCGACTTGGCGCAGGTGGTGCTAGACCTAATCAGTTTGAAGTGTTACTATCATTTCCTGGTTACGTCACTGGTGTCGATCCGTCTTATTCAATTATGGTAACTGGAGCCGCACTGCCAGCTTCAACAGTTAACCCAGCTATTCTTCAGTACAGAGGTAGGGAAGTAAAACTAGCTGGTGAGAGAATTTTTGATCCATGGACAATTACTATTGTCAATGACACAAGTCAAACTCTCAGACAAGCTTTTGAAGCATGGATGGAAGGCATGAATGGCAAGATTGATAACGAAGGTGTATTAACTCCTTCCGAATATCAAACAGACTTGATTGTTAAGCATTTAGATAGAAATAGTGATACGTTACCTGGCGGTACATACACTATTAGAAATGCTTTTCCAATCCAGATGTCAGAAATTGCTCTACAGTACGCACAGAACGACATTATTGAAGAATTTACGGTGACATTCCAATACCAGCACTACGAAGTAGCTTAAGTTTTTGGGATAACAATTAGGTTAAATTATGCAAATTTTTGGGTTTAATATCAGCCGAGTGGAGAAGCCACAAAGTGAGAAATCCTTTGTGGCTCCTTCCGATGAGGGTTCCGTAGAAAGTATCCGTGCAGGAGGCTACTACGGAACTTATCTTGATCTCGAAGGCGTCGCTAATAGTGAGGCAGAGATCATTAAAAGGTATAGAGACATTGCTATGATGGCTGATGTCGATACCGCTATTGAAGACATTGTTAATGATGCGGTTAGTAACTTGGATGATGAAGACCCAGTTAAACTGAATTTAGATAATGTACAACTTAGTCAAAATGTCAAAAGACAAATTTTTGATGAGTTTGAGACAGTTACAGAGCTTTTAGATTTTAAAAATAGAGCTCAAGATTATTTTAGAAGATGGTATATTGATGGAAGGATGTACTTCCACAAGGTTATTGATACCGAAAAACCTAGGGACGGTATTAAAGACATACGTTACATTGACCCTAGAAAGATTACAAAAGTTCGGGAAGTTAAGAAGGAGAAGAACCAACAAGGTGTTAACTTCGTAAAGTCAGTAGAAGAATATTTTATCTTCAACGACAAAGGAATTAGTAATAAGCCCGGACAAATTAAGCCTCCTCAAAACGATCAGGCTTTGAAGATAACGAAAGATGCTATAACGTATGCACCAAGTGGGTTGGTGGACCAAGACAAAGGTTATGCGCTTTCATATTTACACAAAGCGATTCGTCCAGCCAACCAACTTAGAATGATGGAGAATGCGGTAGTAATTTATCGTATTACAAGAGCTCCAGAAAGAAGAATTTTTTATGTTGATGTTGGCGATTTACCAACCAACAAAGCAGAACAGTATTTAAAAGATATCATGGATCGGTATCGTAATAAATTAGTTTACGATGCAAGCACAGGAGAGATCCGTGATGATAAGAAATTTATGTCTATGTTGGAGGACTTTTGGCTTCCACGTAGATCAGGCGGTACAGGTACTGCAATTGATACGCTGCCAGCAGGACAGAACTTAGGGCAGATTGAAGACGTAGAGTATTTTCAGAAGAAATTATACCAGTCTTTAAATGTACCTGTAAGTAGATTAGAACAACAGGCGGGACTTAACTTTGGTAGAGCCGCAGAGATTAATAGAGACGAACTTAAATTTACAAAGTTTGTAGCTAAGTTAAGAAGAAAGTTTAGTTATGTTTTTGATGACTTATTAAAGACACAGCTTTTACTAAAGAATGTTGTTACTGAAGATGACTGGAGAAAGATTCGTGATGATATTATTTACGAGTTTGCTTCAGATGCTTACTATACAGAGTCTAAAGAACAAGAGATTCTTAGAAGTAGAGTAGAAGTATTAAACGGTGTATCAGGTTATATTGGTACATTATTTAGTAAAAACTATGTACAAAAACAAATTTTAAGATTAACAGATGAAGAACTAGAGCAAATTAATATGGAGATTCAATTAGAGACTCCAATGCAAGATGCTCAAGAAGGAGAAGAAGATGGACCAACAACAAGCGATTAAAGATATGATGGACAGTATTGCTAGTGGAAAAGCTAGTGAGGTTCAGGACAGATTTAATTTAATTATGCAGGACAGAGTTAACGTAGCGGTAAACGATTACAAATCAGAGTTAGCTAGTTCTGTTTTTAAAAACCCAGATTTACAGGCAATGGGATTGGCGGACGGAGAAGAACACGTTTTAGAGGTTGATCCTGCAGCGGAGCCTGAATCAGTCGAAACAGGAGAAACCGATGAAAACATTTAAGCAGTTTAGAGAAGGCGTTGAAGTGGAAGACATCGCCGAAGCCCCAGTTGATGGAGTAGAGAAAGGTTCTTTACCCGGAGACGCTCACATGTGCGCTTCTAAAATCTTTCATAAAGAATGGCAAGAAGGCACACCAGTAATTGGTGAGCATGCTGAACCTGATGAAAATGGTAATGTTGCATGGTATAAAGTCATGTTTGAACATGGCATTGAGACTGTCGAAGTTAGCGATCCTAATGTAGAAGTATTAGAAGAAGGCTCACACGGCAATCACAAGAAAAAGAAGTAAACTAATTTAACGGAGAAAATAGATGGCATTCGCTAGTTCTAATTTAAAGTTGACACAAGTCCAGGCCGTCGTGCGCGTCAGCGGAACTGGCGGGGACAGTGGCACTATTGATCTAGATGTTGACTTAAAAAAGGCAACAGAAACCGCCTCTACACCGACAGTAAATATCACCAGAGTACATTGGACTTGCGCAACAGGTGCAACTCTTTCTATTTCTAGAAACAGTGTAAAGATAATGCAAGTAACCGGAAATGGTTGGACAGACTGGTACGGGTGGGTAGAGAACACAGAGAATCAAGCAGACATCGACATTAGTATTGTCGGTGGTGATGCACAATGTTGGATTGAGTTAAACAAAGTAGGCGGATTTGGTCCACAACAACATCAAGACGCCTTAGGGAGTTTAGGTTAATATGAAACTTATTACAGAGACAACTGAGCAGGTTAGTTTTTTAACTGAGCTCAACGAGGAGACAGGTAAAAAGAGCTACTTCATTGAAGGGCCTTTTTTACAAGCAGACATTACCAATAGAAATGGCCGTATGTATCCTAAGGAAATTATGCAAAAGGAAGTTTTGCGTTATACCAAAGAGAACATTGATAAGAAACGTGCCTACGGCGAGCTAGGCCATCCTGACGGACCAACTATTAATCTTGATAGAGTGTCGCACATGATTGTCGGATTAAAAGAAGATGGCAATAACTTTATTGGTAAGGCAAAAATTTTAGATACTCCAATGGGACGTATTGTAAGAGAACTTATTGATGAAGGTGCTAACTTAGGTGTTAGCTCTAGAGGTTTAGGATCTCTTAAAGAGAAAAATGGTATTAATGAAGTACAAGACGACTTTATGCTTGCTACAGCTGCTGATATTGTAGCTGATCCTTCAGCTCCTGATGCTTATGTTCAAGGCATTATGGAAGGCAAAGAATGGGTATTTGTAGACGGTATTTTCCAAGAAAAAGATATCGCAGAGCATAAAGCTGTTATTTCAAAGGCTAAATCAAGAGAGTTAGCTGAAGCAAAATTAGAAGTTTTTGAAAGATTTCTAACGAAATTGTCCAAAATTTAAATAAATATAAATATTATACATTACAAGATTTGTATATTAATTAAAACCGTAAAAGGGAGAATAACATGGGTGTAGAAACCAAAATTAGAGAACTTATGGAGGGGGCAGCAAACCGTCCTCTAGATAAGAATCAAGGTGACGCTACTAACCCAACTCAAGGTGATTCAAATCCAAATCCTGAAATGCAAGACCTAAGTGGTACTGGCAACAAGGAAGGTGGTTTAACATCTGAGGTTGGAAAAGCAGCATCATCTAAAGCTTCAAAGGACAACACTCTACCTGCTGGCCAAGGCGCCGGCCAGGCTCCTAACTTCGATGACAAAGAAGATCCTCGCAACGTAGTTGCACAAGCATCTTCTAAAGGTAACGTTCATCAAGAAGAAGTTGAAGAGACTGAAGAGGAAGAGGTTATTTTAGAAGACGAAAATGCTGAGGTTGAGGCATCTGACGAAGAAGATCAAGTTGAAGAGCTTGTTGAAGACGAATCAGAAGTTGATGCTGAAGAAGAGCTAACTGAGGAAGACGAATCAGAAGACGAAGTGCTTTTTGAATCCGATTTAGAAGCTTTATTTGCAGACGAAGAACACCTCACAGAGGAGTTTAAAGTTAAAGCAGCGAACATTTTCGAAGCCATTGTTACATCAAGAGTTACTAGCGAAGTAGAAGCAATTGAAGCAGACCTAGTAGAGCAAGCAAACGCAGCTTTTGAAGAAACAAAAGAAGAGCTAGTAGAAAACATCGACAAGTATCTTAGTTACGTTACTGAGAACTGGATGAAAGAGAACGAGCTAGCAATTGAAAGCGGCTTGAGATCAGAAATTACAGAGTCCTTCATTAAAGGTATGCAACAAGTGTTCACAGAGCACTATATTGAAGTACCTGAAGAGAAGTATGATGTACTAGCTGAAATGCAAGCTCAAATCGACGACTTGAAAGAGAAGTTAGACGAGCAAGCATCTCAAAACGTTAATCTATACAGTGAAGCAGAACAACTCAAGAAAGAGAAAGTTTTCGCGGAAGTTTGCGAAGACTTAGCCTCAACGGAAACTGAAAAATTTGCTACACTAGTAGAAGACATTTCCTTCGGTAGCGAAGAAATGTATAGACAAAAGCTAATCGTTGTTAAAGAAAACTACTTCCCTAAGGCAGTGGCTTCAGATGACGACAAACTTGAAGACAGAGTAGAAGGTTCCGCTCTTAACGAAAACTCAGTGATGTCTAGATATGCAACAGCTATTTCTAGAGCTTCTAAGTTTTAAAAATTTAATAAATTATAAATAATTAAAGTTACTTAATAACTGTAATACAACAAGGAGAAACTTAAATGTATCTTTCAGAAGAACTACAAAAAAAGTGGGAGCCCGTTTTAGCGCATCCTGATCTCTCAGAGATTCAAGATCCGTACAAGCGTGCTGTAACCACCGTTGTTCTCGAAAACCAGGAGAAAGCTCTTCGTGAAGAAAAAGCTGCTCTATTCGAAGCAACACATGCTAACGCAACAGGCGCAAGCATCGACAACTATGATCCTATTTTGATCAGCCTAGTTAGACGTGCATTGCCAAACCTTATGGCTTATGATGTTTGTGGTGTTCAGCCAATGACTGGACCAACAGGCCTTATTTTTGCCATGAAATCACACTACAGCAGCCAAACAGGTACTGAAGCACTATTTAACGAAGCCGATACTGACTTCTCAGGTGCTGGTACACACGCTGGCAGCAACCCTGTTGATGGTGCTTACACAACAGGTAATGGTGTTTCTACTTCTACAGCAGAAGGTTTTGGTGACTCTACTACACTTAACGAGATGGCTTTCTCAATCGAGAAGACAACTGTTACAGCTAAGTCAAGAGCGCTAAAAGCAGAATACACCGTTGAATTAGCTCAGGACCTTAAAGCGATCCATGGCCTAGACGCAGAAGGCGAATTGGCTAACATCCTTTCACAGGAAATCCTAGCTGAGATCAACAGAGAAGTAATTAGAACAATCTACAAAGTAGCTAAAACCGGTTCAGCTTCTACAGCTACACCTGGTACTTTTGACCTAGACGTTGATTCCAACGGTAGATGGTCAGTAGAACGTTTCAAAGGTCTACTTTTCAACATCGAAAGAGACGCTAACGTAATTGCACAAGATACACGTAGAGGGAAAGGTAACTTCATTATCTGTTCCGCAGACGTTGCATCTGCACTAGCTATGTCTGGTGTACTTGATTACGCTCCAGCACTTTCAACTAACCTAAACGTAGACGACACAGGCAACACATTTGCTGGTGTACTAAACGGTAGATACAGAGTCTACATTGATCCTTATTCAGCTAACACTGGAGCTGCTAGCCAGTTCTACGTAGCAGGATACAAAGGTTCAAGTGCTTATGACGCTGGTCTTTTCTACTGTCCTTACGTTCCTCTACAAATGGTTAGAGCGATTGATCCTAACACCTTCCAGCCTAAAATCGGCTTTAAGACACGTTACGGCATGATTGCTAACCCATTCGTAGTTGACGGATCTGGTAACACTGACGCAGATAACTTTACTGCAGACAGAAACCAGTACTACAGAAGCGTTAAAGTTACAAACTTAATGTAATCATAATAAGATTCCATTTTAATGGAACTTGGGGGGAGCATTAGCTCCCCCTTTTTTTGCCAACTATTTACAATTGACATATTATTCTAGGTTTATTATAATAAGTATAGTTATGGTGCGTCTTGCATCATAATCGATTAATTGATTATCCTAGGAGATATTATGAAATTGAAGTTACTTTTACTATTGCCAATGTTGTTTGTTCAAACTGCATGTGCTAGTAATTCTGCTCAGGAATACTATGCTGCAGTTAAGGCATCGCAAGATGCACAAACAATGATTGCCGCTGCTAGATATCAAGCACTGGCACAAATGGCACAATCGGGCGAGCCTGGCGCTGCAACAGCGGCTACTATGGCAATCGCACTATCACAAACACCCACAGTTACACCTCAGTACATCGAGAGTAATGCGCTAAAGTGGGCTCAAGTTTTAACACCTACGATTGGAACATTAGGATTAGGAGCACTTAATGCCGCTGTTTCAATGAACGCTAGCGACAATGCAATGGAAGTGCAGATGGCTAGTTTTGCTACCAACGAAGCAATTCAGTTAGGTAACCAAAACATGGTAACTAACTTAGGTAGTTCGTGGGCTGGCGCTGCAGCTGCTGGCGGTACTGCCACAGTTGATGTTGCACTGGCAGGATTTAATGCACTTAATACTGCAGGAGATCAGACTGTAGCAGTAGCAAATACAGGGTTTGATACTACCACAACTATTGCAGGCTATGGCTTTTCAACTGTTGATAGCGTAGCAACAACTGGTATGGACAATCTCAATGAGATGGGACAGTTTGGCATGACTAGTGTCGGCGCAGTAGCAACTGCTGGATTTGATTCTATTACATCTACTGCAAAGTGGGGTATGGAAGGAATTTACTTAACAGGAAGTGAGGGTATGACACACCTTACTAACTTAGGTACACACGGTATTGATGCTGTTGGTACAGTAGGTACAACTGGTATGAATTTGTTAGGTGAACAATCTACAAACTATGCTCAAATTATTGCTGATTTACAGGCAACAATTAATGCTACGTTAAACCCTCCAGCAACACCATAATAGTTTAAATTAATTTTATAAAGCCTCGAAAGGGGCTTTTTTTGTCTTATAAATAAGGGTATGGCATACTCACAAAAAGTTTTAGACAGGTTTGAGAAGGTTACAAATAACCCTCATGAACATGGTGTTGGGCGTTTTGATCCAAATGATCCAAATGTTGCAACAGGCATGACAGGTGCGCCTGCATGTGGTGATGTTATGAAACTAGATCTTAAATTAAATCCGGAAACAGAAACTATTGTTGACGTAAAGTTTAAAACATATGGTTGTGGTAGTGCAATTGCATCTTCTTCTATGTTTGTTGAAATGTTAATTGGCAAAACTATTGAAGAAGCAAAAGAAATAAAAGATAGAGAAATAGCAGAGGCGTTAGAGTTACCTGCTATTAAGATACATTGCTCAGTTCTTGCAGAGGACAGTATTAAAAGAGCCATACAAGACTGGGAAGAGAAAAAAGCTGGGCGCAACGAAACCTGGTTAGAAAAAATGACTAAACATGATTAACATTACTAATGAAGCCATTCAACAGATTCTCACACTTAACGAAACCGAAAACATATCTTGTATACGACTCGGTGTTACTGGTGGGGGTTGTGCTGGTTTTGAATATGTGTTTAGGTCTGATGTGGCTACTGACAGCGACACCATATTAGATTTTGGCAAGTTTCAGTTTTGTATAGATCAAGAGTCTATTCCTTTTATTGAGGGAATGACTTTAGACTATGTAAAAGAGGGATTGAATTCTTTTTTTAAATATATCAATCCTAAAGAAACTGCATCATGTGGTTGTGGAGTCAGTGTTAATTTTCAATTATAAATAATAGTGGAGTAATAGAATGGCAAGATCATGGAAAGACAATAAAGTAGTTATTCAAAAAGTGAATAAGAAAACCTCTATTGGTAGAGGTAATATTAAAATGAGTAGCATGAACAAAAGCAAAAAAGCTAGTTTTAAAAAATATAGAGGACAAGGTAGGTAATGGCATTAGATCCCATACTCAGTATTTCGGAAGCAACTTTTGATGGAAAAAATCCATCAGAATTAGATTACTTACGACCAAATGGTTTTAAGTTTCAAGTACACTCACTTCCGAATGTTGCGTATTTCTGTCAGTCTGCAAACATACCAGATATGACATTGGGATTTGCTACTGTTAACACCCCTCTTGTTGACTACTCAGAACCAGGTGAGAAGTTACAATTTGGTGAACTTAATATCAGATTTCTTATTCAAGAAAATTTAGAAAACTATTTAGAATTATATAACTGGATGCGGGGATTAGGGTTTCCTGAGGATCATAAAGAGTATAAGAATTTTATAGATAAACAGAATTATAGAAACCCTCCTGGTGTACAGTTAACACGAATGCGCGCTCTACTAGAGAAGAGCGATGCGACTTTGTTTATATTGGATTCAAATAACAATCCCCAATCTAAGGTAGTGTTTCAGGATGCTTTTCCTGTGGCACTAAGTGGTATGGAGTTTGAACTTAGCTCAACTGACTATTTTCAAGCCTTAGCTACATTTAGATATAAGCAGTTTGTTGTAGAAACAATAGTTTAATTTACAAAAAAAGTACTTGACATATACACATAATAGTGTATAATTGTATTTTGTTATGACTCTAGGAGTATATTATGAAACTTGATGATTTGCAATCTGAGTGGAAAACAGATTGTATTATAGATGAGCTAAACTTGGGCTCGGCAGCAATCAAGACAGCAGAGTTGCATTCAAAGTATTTGAATTATTTAACTACGCTAAAACTACAGAACAGAAAATACGAATCGAATCTCCTAACCCTCAGGCGGTTAAAGTGGAGATACTTTCGAGGCGAGCTTAGTAAACAAGAGCTTGACGATTTAGGTTGGGAGCAGTTTTTGGGTAACCAACCTCTAAAAAACGAAATGCAGGAGTACTTAGACAGTGATCCAGATGTCATTAAACTATCTGAGAGACTTGAGTACTCACGGGCATGTTTGCTATTTTGTGAGACAGTTATGAAGGCACTAAATAGTAGGACATGGGATATTAAAAACGCAATCGAATGGACAAAGTTTACTAACGGTTTAATGTAGTGATTACAGTTAAAAAGAAAAACGAAGTACATCTGCTTGTCGACACCGATCCAGGTATCGCTCAAGAGCTTAGCGACTACTTTACATTTGAAGTACCGGGTGCTAAGTTTATGCCTCTCTATAAGAGTCGCATGTGGGATGGAAAAGTTAGACTATTTAACATCTACACTAAGACTCTTTATGTTGGGCTTTTACCGTACTTGAGAGAGTTTTGTAAAACTCTAGAGTACAAATTAGACGAACAAATAACCGATATAGGTAATCCTGTATCAATTGAATACATTAAAAACTTAACAAAGGAGTTAAATTTAAAAAGTAATGGACAAGATATTGAAGTTAGAGACTATCAACTTGACGGAATCGCAGAAGCAATTAATAGAGGTAGGAGCCTCCTTTTGTCTCCCACTGCTTCAGGTAAGTCTCTCATTATATATTCCCTGGTTCGTTATCACCAACAGCTAGGAAGAAAGCAATTAATTATTGTACCTACGACTTCGTTGGTTGAACAGATGTATGGAGATTTTGCAGACTATGCGTCTGAGAATGCGTGGTCTGTATCAGAAAACTGTCATAGAATATATGGCGGTAAAGAAAAGTCAAACGAATTTCCGGTAACGATTAGCACTTGGCAATCTATTTACAAGTTTCCTAAATCGTGGTTTGAGAAATTTGATGTAGTTTATGGCGACGAAGCACATCAGTTTAAGGCAAAGTCATTAACAACCATTTTAGATAAGTGTGAAAACACACCTTATAGAATAGGTACAACCGGCACGTTAGACGGAACCAAGACGCACAAGTTAGTATTAGAAGGCATCTTTGGTTCCGTTTTTAAAGTTACAACAACTAAAAAACTAATGGACTCTAAACAGGTAGCCAATTTAAAAATTATTGGACTTGTATTAGACTATAGTGATCAAGAAAAGAAGTTAGTTAAAGACTTCTCATATCAAGAAGAGATGGATTGGTTAGTATCTAATCCAAAACGCAACGAAGTAATTAAAAACGTTTCTATTACACAAGAGGGTAATACACTAGTCTTGTTCCAATATGTAGAAAAACACGGCAAAATACTACATGAAATGATAGAAAAGAGTGTAAAAGATAACAGAAAAGTGTTTTTTGTTTATGGGGGTACTGATACAGAGCAAAGAGAAGAAATCAGAGCATTGACAGAACAAGAAAAAGATGCTATAATTATTGCTTCGTATGGTACATTTTCAACAGGTATAAATATAAGGAACTTACATAATGTTGTATTCGCATCTCCGAGTAAGTCTAGAATAAGAAATCTACAGAGTATAGGTAGAGGACTAAGAAAGGGTGATAACAAAACAACATGCAATTTATTTGATATTGGCGATGATTTGTCTTACAAGAGTAAAAAGAACTATACGCTACAACATATGATTGAGCGCATTAAGATCTACAGCGAAGAAAAATTTGATTATAAATTAGTTAGGATAGACGCTAGTGGAACTTAGAGTAATTAAATTAATTAATAATACGACTCTTGTTGGAATATTTGAACAAAATGAGGATATAGTCAAAATTACATATCCTTTTGAAATTATTGTTCAAACTTTGCCTAGTGAAACAGGTATGCCTATTGGAGAAACAAATCTAATACGCCCTTATATGACAATGACAGATGACAGAGAAGTGAATTTTGAAAGTATAAATGTTATGACAACCTACAGTTTGTCTGAGAAGTTTTATCGCTCTTTTCAGAGCATGGTAGATAATTGTTATAAGAAAGAAACATCTTTTTCAGGAGATTTTATTGATGATTATGATCCAGTTAGTGCTGGTGATGAATATGATCAAAAATTAACTCCAGAAGAGGAGGAGTGGTTAAGAGAAGCTATGTTACATGGTAACAATGATAAAGAAACAATACATTGATCCTTTAAACGCTACATAGCGAATTATACAACCTTTTTAAACGGTTGTCAAGCAGAAAATTTTTATAATGGAGTAAACATGGAAAAGAAACCGGCTCACTACATAGACAACAAAGAGTTCTATGCTAAAATTTCAGAGTATAAAAAGCTCTGTAATGAGGCAGAGGCTGCTGGGGATGAGCGCCCACCTGTAACGCAATATTTGGGAGAGTGTTTTATTAAAATCGCTAACCACCTTGCATACAGATCTAATTTTATTAACTATACCTTCAGAGAAGAGATGGTTTTAGATGGCATTGAAAACTGTCTAACATACATTCACAACTTTGATCCCGACAAGTCCAAAAATCCTTTTGCGTACTTTACACAAATTACATACTATGCCTTCTTGAGAAGGATACAAAAGGAAAAGAAACATCAAGAAACTAAAATGAAGTATCTGCAGTCAGTAGACTTGGAAGCTATTTTAGAGGACTTAAACGAGGGAGAACAAGGTAGTAACGAGTTTGTTACATGGATGCGAGAACAACTAGACAACAATGCTAGGGAAGCAGCCAAAATGGATCAATACAAGAAACCCCCCAAGAGACGCCCCAAGTATTTTGATGAAAAGAAATCATCAGAAGGGCTTGACATTTAGAAAAAAGCTGTTATAATAGCAGCATAATTCGTAATGATTGTGAGAACTTAATTGTGAAGATACGTTATTCTGAAATGTTTTATTCGTTCCAAGGCGAGGCTGAACTGGCTGGTACGCCAACGGTATGGATTAGATTCTTTGGTTGTAACCTAGAGTGTAATGGCTTTGGACAAACTAAACCCTCAGATCCAGATACTTGGAAACTACCATATAAAGACTACGATTTAATTAATGTTAAACAAGTAGAGGATCTTCCTGTATGGGAATATGGTTGTGACTCCTCATACTCTTGGTCAATGAAGTATAAACATCTTGCACAAGATACAAATCCAGAAGAGGCATGTAATAAACTTGAAGAGCTTCTTCCTTATGGTAAATTTACACACCCTATTACAAAACAAGAAAACATGTTAGCCTTTACAGGTGGCGAACCTATGCTACAACAAAGACAGATGAAGGCTATGGTTAATGAGTTTCTTATTCGCGGTAATGTGCCTAAGATTATTACAGTAGAAACAAATGGCACAAAAAAACTAAACAAAGACTTGCAAGACTTTATTAACATATACTTAGCAGAGATGGGCATTCGTTGGCATTGGGCTATTAGTCCTAAAACACTACACACTGCTGGCGAGGTTGGAAAAGTAGATGTTGATAATTTTATGTCTTACATTTTTAATACAACTAGCACTGGCTGTCTTAAATTTGTTTGTAACGGCACAGATGAGAGCTGGAAAGAAATAGAAGGTTATGTGCGTCAAGTTCAAGAGTATTGTTCATTTGCAGAAATGACTGTGCCGGATATTTGGATTATGCCAGTTGGTGCTACAAAAGAAGAACAAGAAGAGGTAGCAGACATTTGTGTCGAAGCTATGAAACGAGGATACAAGGTTGCCACTCGTAATCATGCTTATGTATTTGGTAACCAAATTGGAACGTAATTATGCAAGAACGTGATAAAAGAAATACTCACTTCTGGATTAGCCTAATAAAAAGCGGCTTTAGATTTGTCGCAGCTGGCTTTTTGGTAATGGGAAATTTTGTTGTCGCTGGACTAATGTTAGCACTAGCTGAAGTGCTAGGTATTCTGGAGGAGCTTTGAACTATACACTTGATGAAAATGGCAATATAGATCTGACTTGGCAAGACATAGATACTCTTGTACAACGAGTAGCAGATAATATTGACTTTCCTGTTAAAAAAATAATTGGCATTGCTAGAGGAGGACTTATACCCGCAGTAATGTTATCTAATAAACTTGATATACCAATGGTGCCTATTACATGGCAAACAAGAGACTTAGAAAAATATCATGATGTTGAATCTCTGATACATAACAATGAGCCAGACATTTTAATATTTGATGATATGATAGACAGTGGACAAACATACTTAGACTTGTATGATATATGCCCTGCCGCAAAATATGGTGCTCTTTTTAACAAAAAAGAAGAAATAACACTTGACATTTGTGGGGAGTTTATGTATAATGTACCCAATTGGTTAATATTCCCGTGGGAGAAGTAATGATGAATGAAAACGAAAACAAACCTGTAAGTCAGGAAATCGCAGAACGCCTTAAGAAAAGAGGTGTTCGTTTCTTTGCATGTGATAACATCTCAGATCATATTGAGAGCTGGGAACAAGACATGTTAATTAACGAACTACAACAAAAGTTTCAGGGTGTTTTAGAATCTCTAGTTATTGATACTGAAAATGATCCTAACAGTAAAGACACTGCTAGACGTTTAGCAAAAATGTATGTATTAGAAATTATGGGAGGCAGATATGAAAAGCCACCCACAGTTACATCTTTTCCTAACGAAGATGAATACGAACAACTAATTGTTATTCGTTCTGACATTAAGAGTATGTGTTCTCATCATCATCAGCCAGTACAAGGTGTTTGTTATATCGCTTGTATGCCTGGACAAAAAGTTATTGGCTTATCTAAATACACAAGAGTCGCACAACACTTAGCAGCTCGCGGACACCTACAAGAAGAACTTACCGAAATGATTGCTAAAGAAATTGAAAAGCTAACAGAGTCTAAGGCAGTAGGTGTTTACATTAGAGCACGACATGGTTGTTGTGAAAACAGAGGCATTAGATCCTCTAATAGCTCTACACAAACTACAGTATTAAAAGGACTTCTACAGTCTGATAAAGCACTTAAAAATGAATTTATGCACAACATACAGCTACAGGAACTAGGCAATGGATCCTTCTAAAAGACAAGTTATTGTTGACTTAGAAACTCTAAGTACTCGTTCTAATGCAGTTATTACTAGCATTGGTGCTGTTGCGTTTACTATAAACGACGGCATCGTTGGCGAGTTTTTTATTAATGTTGATCCCATTACATGTAAAGATGTTGGTATGCACGTTGATAAAGATACTGTAGAGTGGTGGCAACAACAACCTGCTGAAGCCAGAGAGTCGTGGCAAAAAAATCCTGTGCCATTAGATGAAGCTCTAGATAAGTTTGTAAAATTTTATGGAGAGGACTCCATTCCTATTTGGGGAAATGGTGCTAACTTTGATGTTGTTATTTTAGAAAACGCTTTTATTCAGTCTGGCTGGACTGCTAATCGTCCAAGTAACGCTAAGTTTCCTTGGAAGTTTTGGGACATATATTGTTTGCGAACATTGACAAATGTACTAGGGCGTAAAGTAGAAAAAACAGGTATTAATCATAATGCCCTACACGACGCAATGGCAGAGGCAAAAGTATTATTGGAAATATTAAGATCATGAAATTAGAATATGTTGTCTCAGGCACATCTTATATGCGTCTGACAAATCCAAAAATTATTAACGATCCAGAAAATGTTTACACCGTTAATAAGTTAATGAAAGATATCGTGCAGGACAAACACTCGCACGATTTTTCCATGTTGTATAATGCTTGTACAGAGTCTGGCTTTGGAGAAAAGTTTCAAGCATATAGAGACAGCTGTAAATATATTCATGCAGACTCAGGCGGACTACAGGTTGTTACACAAGGCAAACAACTAACGGACGAACTAAAAGATAAAGTTTATGAGAACCAAGCAAAGTGGGCAGACGTTGGAATGTGTTTTGACGAAATCCCTGTTACACTTGTTGGCGATCGTTCAGATAGAAATGATGTAAAAGGGCGTTTCTTTAACCGTGAAGGCTTTGAAGAATGTGCTAGTATTACAGGCAGAAACATTAAAAGACAATTTGAGATCTTTGACAAGTTTGACAGTAATTGTAAACCTTTTGTAATTTTACAAGGCAATGACTTTCCTACTTACATGAAGTGGGCAGAAAAAATTCTAGAAGAAGTACCACAAGAGAAGCACAAAAAACTAGGCGGTATTGCTATGGCAGCGGCTGCACTTGGAACAGGTAACTTAGAAGATGTACAGCGTGCCTTTACTGCTAGTCAAACACCTATTCGAGATGAGAACGGCAAACTACATGTACACGTTCTTGGAGTAGGCTCTGTACGAAGAATGCTTCCTTATTTAATTTTCCTACAAAACGAAACATATAAAGATGTGGTAGTATCTTATGACAGCACTACACACTCTAGAGCTGTAGAAACAGGCTTGTACTATATGGGAGAAGGTACAACAAAATTTAGCAGAGACTTTGACGACTATTATAGACAGTTCTACAACGACTTGTCTGAGGTTATTGATATCCCTGTTAGTGTAAAAGAATTCCATAAGATTTTAAATACAAACGCTACAACATGGCTAGAAGAACATACAGATCTTAACTTATGGATTAAGATTAGAACAGCATTTATCTTTAAGAGTATTGGTAATTTTACTAAACATGTAGAAAAACTCTTGACAAATCCAGACAATGTGTTAGAATTTGCACGAAAAATTGGACTAGAACATGAGTACAGAAATCTGTACAATGTAAAAGATCTAGATTCGTTTAATTACTGGTACAATAGTCCACACTTAGGCGGTAGTATGAAATCCGCCCCTGTTAGAGACGAGGCACCAGCATCATTGGAGGACTTGTTCGCATGAACTATTTTAAACTAGCCTGGGATATTGACGAAGCATCAAAATATCATTTAGATAAGCATGCTGTTAAGATGCCTACAGAGTATACTCAACTTCTTTGTACAGCACATCGTGTATTAGATGGCGACATGTATATTGACAAAACTGCTAACAATCGAAGCATTAAGCGTTGGCGTATGGAAGATCCAGAACTAGAAAATATTTTGTACAAAGCATCTCATATCAACCATCCAACGGCAAAGTGGGTTCGCGAATCAGTAGAAAACTACAACGAGCTCTATAAAGCATGGTTGAGCCTGTGTAAAGAGTACACACATCGTTATGGTAAAACACACTTGACAAAAACTAAATTAGAGTGTATACTAAAGACTCCTCCTAAGAACATTCCTAATGTTCCTGGGACACCTGTACCACAAGCGATGCCAGATGATGTAAAACAGGAGAGTGTAGTAGAGGCATATCGTGCTTATTACAGAAAATACAAAGCAGGTTTTGCTAAGTGGACAAACAGAGAAACACCGGAGTGGTTTTATGCAAATTAAAAGACAAATTAAAGTATCTTTTCAACAAGAAGGTGTACACAAATATCCTGCAGCCTTAACAGATCCTAATCTAGCAACAGGCGGTTGGGACGATGTATCTTTTCTAGGTTATCCCCATAGGCATATCTTTCATTTTTATGTAACTATTGACGTTAATCATAATGATAGAGATATTGAGTTTATTCAGTTTAAACGTTGGTTACAAAGACTGTATACAGTACAGAAGGAACAAATGGGATTTGAAATGAATTATCCTGTAGGGCCTTCAAATTCAAGTGTTTTAGAACTTGATTATAAGTCCTGTGAAATGATAGCAGAAGAATTAATTGCTGTTATCTCTGGGAAATATCCTAACAGGAACATTATCGTAGAAGTGTATGAAGATAATGAAAATGGAGCAATTCTAAGCTATGCCGAATGAAGCTAGGCTTGTTGAATATGAAATTCGTCCTTGGGGAACATTCCACAATATTGACGAAGGTGACTTGTTTAAAACTAAAACAATCAAAGTAAACCCTGGTTGTAGGTTAAGTAGACAACGTCATAAGAACAGAGAAGAACATTGGATTATTATTTCCGGTGAAGGCATTATGGAGTTAAACGGAAACGAATGGCGAGTAATGAGAGGGGATACAATTTTTATTGACAAGATGGACATTCATCGAATTACTAATGATGATAAAGAGCCTCTTGTTTTTTGTGAAGTTCAATTAGGAGTTTGTGATGAAGATGATATCGAACGCCTTGATGATGATTATGGGAGAATTTAATGAGTAAAATAATTTATGTTCCACTAGAACATATTGAAGGCAGATATACTGTTCACATGGACAGAGACATTACAAACTACCTTGAAGAAAATAATATAGAGTATATTAAGGTTGTTCCTATTGATGATAAACCCTCATTGCCTGAGGGTTGTTTCTTAAATGCCGCTTTTACATCTAAATTTAAAAGTTTACAAATGGCTCTTATTGCAGAGTTATACGAAAACAATGTGATTAATGATGGCGACAGATTTTTCTTTAGTGATATTTGGTTCCCTGGTATTGAATCTATTCCATATATGAATTACTTTCATAAAGTGGATGCTAAAATTACAGGTGTAATACACGCAGGTAGTTTTACAGACACTGACTTTGTTAGAGACTTAGAACGTTGGGCTAAAAACTTTGAAGATATTATCTTTGATATCTCAGACAAAGTGTATTGTGCCAGTAACTTTATTAAAAATGATATTATTAAAAAGAGATTTGTAAATCCAGAAAAACTAGTAGTTACAGGCTTGCCTATTGACTTTAGTGGATTGGATAAGCACGCAGGAAAAGATAAAGAAGACATTGTAGTATTTAATGGGCGCTTGTGTGATGAAAAGCAACCTTGGTTGTTTGATGAACTAGAAAGAATTACAAAGAAAAATAATCCGCTTATGGATATAGAGTTTGTAAAAACACAAGAGCAGAATCTTAGTAAAGAAGAATACTACGACTTGCTAGGAAGAGCTAAGGTTGTTGTTAGTTACGCACTACAAGAAAACTTTGGCTTTGGTATTGGTGAGGCAGCATATTTAGGTTGTACACCAGTAGTACCTAACAGGCTTGTTTACCCAGAACTATACAGTGATAAGCATCTGTTTAACAGTTTTGAAGAAAGCTGTCTTTTAGTAGATAAGGCATTGACAGAACATGAAAACGAGTGTATAATTATAGACAATAATTGCCTAGAGGAGTGGTTTAGTGCTTAAAGTTGGTATCATCTCTGGTGGGTTTGATCCTATCCACAGTGGACACATTCACTATATTAAACATGCAAAAGAACTATGCGATGTTCTTGTTGTAGGTGTTAACTCTGACGAATGGTTGGAGCGAAAGAAAGGCAAGTACTTTATGCCTTGGGGAGAACGTGCTACTATTGTTAGTAACATTGTAGGTGTTGATCAAGTTTTATCTTTTAATGATGACGACAACACTGCCCTTAACCTTATAAGTAAAACGAAACAAATTTATTTTGATCATGATACAGAACTAGAATTTATTTTTATGAATGGTGGTGATCGAACAAAAGAAAATATCCCGGAAATGTCTGCCCCACAAGTAACATTCTTATTTGGTGTTGGTGGTTCTCACAAGGCAAACAGTTCTAGTTGGATTCTACAGAAATGGGAGCAGTAAATGAAAAACTTTTCAACAAAAACATACGGACATAACGAAGGACTTTCTTGTGTCTTTAGACAACCTAATGCTAAGCATAGTCATTGTTCTTTACTACATGGTTATGCACTCTCATTTAGTTTTAAGTTTGGTACACACGCCCTTGACGACAAAAATTGGGTAGTTGACTTTGGAGGACTAAAGCCTCTAAAACAATGGCTAAAAGATATGTTTGATCATACTCTTGTTGTTGACAAAGATGATCCTGCAATGAAAGATTTTTTAGAACTAGAAGAAAAAGGACTTGCTAAAGTTATTGTACTTAATGGTGTAGGCTGCGAGAAGTTTGCAGAACATGCTTTTTGGTATGCTGATGCCCTAGTAAAAGAAATAACTAACGGCAGATGCTTTTGTGTATCTTGTGAGGTAAGTGAACACGGTGCTAACTCTGGTATCTATGAGGTATAAGCACTATGAAAATTGCCTTAATTACTGACTTGCACTTCGGTGCAAGAAGTGATTCCTTACACTTCGACAATTACTTTAGAAAGTTTTACACTGAATGTTTCTTTCCTGAACTAGAAAAAAGAGGCATTAAGACTGTATTAGACTTAGGAGATACTTTTGATCGCAGAAAGTATATTAACTATAACACTCTAAAGTCTTGTAAAGAATATTTCTTTGATGAATTAGAAAAAAGAGATATTGATGTGTACATGATTCCAGGCAATCATGATACATATTTTAAGAACACTAATGAAGTAAATTCGCCAGAGCTTCTTCTAACAGAGTATAAAAATATTACACTAGTAGAAGAGCCAACAGATTTAAATTTTGACGGCACAAAAGTTTTAATGATGCCGTGGATATGTGGAGAGAATTATGAAAGATGTACTAACCACATTAAAGACACAGACTCAAAAATTTGTTTCGGACATTTTGAGTTCTCGGGTTACGACATGTATCGTGGAATACCTAACGCTCATGGTATGGATCCTTCTTTGTTTGGGGGTTTTAACCTTGTGGTTAGTGGGCATTTTCATCATAGGCATAGCCGTGGCAATATTACATATATGGGAAACCCTTACGAAATCACTTGGGCGGATTTTGAGGACCCGAGAGGATTCGCAGTCTTTGATACGAAAAAAGAAACCCTAGAGTATGTAAACAATCCCTTTAAAATGTTTCATAAACTGTACTATAATGATACAGATAATGATTGCATTGCAGATAACTTTAACTTTGACTCTATTAAAAATACATGTGTTAAATTAGTCGTAACAAAGAAAACAGACTTTACAAAGTTTGATACCTTTGTGGATAAATTGTATGCTTGTAATCTAGTTGAACTAAAAATACTAGAAGACTTTTCAGAGTTTGAAGATGAAGCTATTGGCGAAGATATGAACATTGAGGACACCATGTCCCTACTTAAAGAGTATGTGGATAGTGTTGAAACAGATTTAAATAAAGAGAGACTAAAAGCGCTTTTACAGAACTTATATGTAGAAGCACAGGACTTTGTATGATTTATTTTAAAACTATTCGGTGGAAGAATTTTCTATCTACCGGAAACTCTTTTACAGAGATAAAATTAGATAGAAGCCCCAATACGCTTATTGTTGGAGAAAACGGTAGTGGTAAATCTACATTGTTAGATGCTATTACCTACGTTTTGTTTAATAAGCCTTTTAGAAACGTATCTAAACCTCAGCTAATTAATTCTATTAATAGAAAGAAACTAATGGTAGAGGTAGAGTTTGATATTGGTAAAAACAAATACCTAGTTAGGCGAGGTGCTATTCCTGCTGTATTTGAAATTATACAAAACGGACAAAAGATAAATGAAAATGCTAATGTAAGAGACTTTCAGAAAGTATTGGAAGAAGGTATTCTAAAACTAAACTATAAGTCATTTACACAAATTTGTCTTTTAGGTAGCGCTTCTTTTACTCCTTTTATGCAGTTAACACCTAACATTAGAAGGGAAATTATTGAGGACATTTTAGACATTCAAATCTTTACGTCTATGAATAATGTTCTAAAACAAAAACAAGACGACTTGAAAGAACGTCTTAGATTCTTGCAGGGCGAGTTAGAACTTGCAAGAGAAAAGGCAAACATACAAGAACAATATATACATACATTGGAAGGCGATAAAAAGAAGCGTGTCCAAAAACTGCAAGAGGAAATAAATGAGCTTACGCAGAAGGTTAATGATGTCACGGCAGTTATCGAGACAACAATCGAGAAGAAAGACGCATTGGGAAATGTCACAGAAAAGAAAGATCAACTTGCCGAACTTCGATCAACAGTCGGAAGAAAACTTAAAGACACAGAAGCGGAACTAGAGTTTTATCACAACAACGAAGACTGTCCTACCTGTAAACAAGGTATACCACATGACTTTAAAGAGTCAATGACAAAGGACAAAAAAGATAAAGTAAGTGAACTAGAAACTGCTTTAAACGACTTGGAGACAAAGGTTGCCGAGGTAGATGCAACATACGACAAATATTTAGAGCTCTCAGACTTTATTAATGAACAACAATCTCAAATTATTTCCGATCAGAGATTGCTACAACGTTTACATTTAGAGGTAGACTCCACACAAAATGAAGTTGGAGACATTAGCAAAGAACAGGATAAGTTAAAAACACTTGCTAAAGCTGCACTTAAAAAGGTAGGTGAGAAGTCAGATCTAAACGAAGAAAAAACGTATTATGATATTGCAAGCTCTTTGTTGAAAGACTCTGGTATTAAAACAAAAATTATTCGACAATATTTGCCTGCTATTAATAAGTTGGTTAATAAATACCTAAGTGCCATGGACTTTTTCGTACAGTTTGATTTGGACGAAACGTTTAAAGAAACAATTAAGTCCAGGCATAGAGATAAATTTAGTTATGCATCTTTTAGTGAAGGAGAAAAACAGCGTATCGATTTAGCATTGTTGTTTACATGGAGAACGATTGCTAAAATGAAAAACAGCGCTAGTACTAATCTTTTGTTACTAGATGAAGTGTTTGATAGTTCGTTAGATAACAACGGAACAGATTATGTAATGCAACTATTGAGTACGATTGGTGATGACACTCACGTCTTTGTTATTAGTCATAAAGGTGATCAACTATTTGACAAATTCAGAAGTGTTATTAAATTTGATAAGAAACAAAACTATTCGGTGATGACATGAAAGTAAAAATTTACGGAAAGACTCGTTGTGGTGTTTGTGAACAAGCAAAAGCAATGTGCAATATTAAAGGATTTGATTACGAGTACCTTTTATTAGATGCTGATTATACAATGGAAGAATTTGCAGAAAAGTTTCCTGGTGCTAGAACCTTTCCACAAATTGTAGTGGGTGAAGAATCAAGACATGTTGGAGGATACTCCGACTTTAGAGACTTTTTAGATGCTGAATAAAGAAGCATTACAACTTGTACCTTTTGGCGACGAGTCTCTTAGGCGTCCTCCTACAGAATTTAATTTTGAAGAAAACAACGCTAAAGAAGTTGAAGAAGCTCTCTATGAAAAAATGAGAGAGTTTAGAGGTGTTGGTTTGTCAGCAAATCAAATGGGATTAGATATGAAAGTTTTCTGTATGGAAATTGCAGAAGCAGAATTTAAAAGATGTTTATTCAATCCTATGGTTATTGATGTTAGCAAGGAAACAACCTCTATTAAAGAAGGTTGTCTATCACTTCCTGGTTTGTGGTTAATTATTAGACGTCCAGAAGAATGCACTATACGTTATTACGATTCAGAAGGTAAAGAAGTTATTGAGAAGTTTAAAGACGTAGCTGCTAGGATTGCACTACATGAATATGATCACATGTTAGGATTTAACTTCACACAAAGAGTAACCAAGTTTAAACTAGACAGAGCTCTTAAAGCATTACAAAAAAAAGTTAAAAGAATCCAGCGTCGCACTGGTATAAATAAGTAATAAAGGAGCAATTATGTCAGACGATCTTTTTGACTTTGGTTTTACCGCAGTCGACGAACCACTTAACGTAACACCCTCAGAGCCGACTCAGGTTGTTGCACAAGTAGATGACGCACAGTTAGAAGTAATTTTGGACAAACTAGCTAGACTAGAGTCGTTAGTTCTTTCTGCTGATTCCTCATCTATGATTAGTGAGCACCGTCAACTAGTTCAACAAGACGTTGCAACAAAATTAAAACAAGTAGAAGATTTAATTCTACCGTTACTTTATAACTTACAAAAAAATCCGGAAAAAGAATACATCCATTGGCCAAATAGAACGGCTGTTATCGATAAACAAATTGAAAAGATTAAGGCGGTTACTAGATACTATGATGAAACAATCTAATGACGGTTCGGTTGATTTAAATAATCATACCGGAGTATATGAAAGAACAACTGGTAGAATTTTTGACTTATATTTAAATGATATAATTCAATCTCCAAAAGACTATATTAGCTGGAATCAGTTAATTAGATCAGCAGGGGAACAGGACATTATTCATATTCACATTAACTGTTATGGTGGTGATGTTATGACTACTATTCAGTTATTGCGATCAATTGCAGAGTGTAATGGTACAGTAGTAGCATCTATTGAAGGTGCATGTATGTCAGCAGCAACATTTATTTTCTTAGCTGCCGACATGTGTGAAATTTCAGATCACTCTCAGTTTTTAATTCACAATTACTCAGCAGGTAATTGGGGCAAAGGTAACGAACTAATTGCAAAAGCTCTTGCAGAACATGCTTGGGCAAATAGACTACTAAATACTATTTACGAAGGCTTCTTAACAAAACAAGAGATTAAAGAAGTCATCGAAGGAAAAGACTTTTGGTTAGACGCACCAGAGGTTGCTAAAAGATTAGAAAAAAGAAACGCAGCGTCGAAAAAAGGAACAAGAAATGCAGCTAAGCGAAAACTTTCAGCTAAAAGAATTTACCAGGAGCGCAACAGCATCTAGGTTAGGTATTGACAATACACCACAGGGCGAACACATGGAAAGCCTTAAGTATGTGGTGGAAAAAATTTGTCAGCCAGTAAGAGAGGCATTCGGTAAGCCTGTTCGTATTAACAGCGGTTACAGATCTCCTGAGCTAAACAAAGCAGTTGGAGGCTCTAAAACTTCACAGCATTGTAACGGACAAGCTGTTGATATGGAAATTGATGGAGTACCAAACAAAGTACTTGCTGATTGGATCACAGAACATTGTGAATTCGATCAAGTAATTTTAGAATTTTACAATCCAGCAGAAGGTGCAAACTCAGGCTGGGTACATGCATCTGTTAGAGCAGATGGAAAAAATAGAGGGGCAAAATTAATTGCCTTTAAAGATGGAAAAAAGACCAGATATGAACTTGTGGAAGACTTCGATAAAGGAGACGCATACGAAGACTATATCTAATGGTGTTGCTCATGTGTTAGGAGGAGCTGTAGCTCTTATAACATTGTGGGCCTTATATAAAATGGGATTAGAACTATGGTGCATTGCGTACGGATTAATTTATTAGTATTATTTTTATACTTCACTAACAATATTTTTGCAGAAGAACTTCAAGAGATTGTAGTAACTAGTGCACCAATAACAGAACTACAAGCAGAGCCTGAACTAGATCTGACAATATCAGAAATGCTTCAACCCGCGATGCAATATACACAAGGTGGCTACGGTGGGTTTGCTGGTTTTCGTGAACGCGGACAACAAACTATCCACTCTCAAATATACCGCAATGGTATTCCTGTAAACGACTCTGGAACTGGTTGGTATGATTTTGCTCATGACATTCCTACTGGTTCAGAAAAGATAAAAGTAGTACACGGTGGAAACTCTACCATTTATGGATCTGGATCTCTTGCAGGGACAGTGTTCATTGAAGATACATTTGATGACAGATTAGTATTTCGATATGGATCAAGAAGTAGACTACTACATGTATCTAACGAACTAGGAGTTTCATTTACAGCTTTTGATGCTAAAAATGATTCAGTAAGATCAGACAACGAAGAAAAAGACAGATACAAAAACTATACCTTCCGTGGAAAATACAATAACTTTAATATAGTGTACACTGATTATTCATACGACTACGACAGATGTTATCAGCCTACCCTTACTCAGGTATCAGAATTAGAATTTAATATGTCTCTTTGGTCTAATGATTGTAAACAAGAGGGGGAACGAGGTACACTATCTTATAATAATGATAATCTAACCTTAGGATATAGTTTTAACAATGCAAACTTTCCAAATGAGGGTAATGGATATAAGAGCAAGTCAGAAAGATTTTACGGCGACGCAAGAAATGAATACGGCGATTTACTATATGGTGCCACAATAAACGCTGAAAAATTTGCAGGACAAACCAGAGAAAGAATAGAAGCTTATGCTGAGTACGATGGTTTTTCCTTTAGAACAGATGGAACTAATGTAGCAGCCAGAGTAGGATTTATGGTTCCCGTACTCACTGGTGTAGATGTTGCTATTGGATCGGCATACAGAGAACCAACATTATATGAACAATATGGAGACGCATACGTCATGTCAAATAACAATTTAGATGCTGAAGAGTCCTACGGCATCGATGTTTCATTAGGACCTGTTACAGCCTTTGCATATAATTTTAACGAAGGCATCACATACAATTTTGATTTCAATCAATTTGAAAACACTGGAGGGTATTCTACAAGCGGTGTAAGATTTATGGACAATTATAATTTGGGCGATGCAAATGTAAATGTCATGGTAGGGTATACTGATAGTGATCAACAAATGGTATCTCCTTGGATGGGTAGTATAACTGCACAGTGGAAAGATTTAACTGCTCAGGTAAGCAGCAATCAATGGGTAACTACAGTAGATGTCAGCTACGAATTCAATGGAATGTTTGCTTCAATTACCAACATTACCGATGAGAAATATGAGATCCAAAACGGCTATCCCCTTGGTGGCATTGAATATCATGTAGGGTATAACCTAAAGTATTGATTATTAACAATAAAAAAAGTTAAAAAAATGCTTGACTTCTAACTAAAAAGAGTCCATAATATAAATATAAAGTAAGGAGAAAGTTATGAAAAAACTTTTAATTGCAGTAACAGCAACAGCACTTATGTCAACATCAGCACAGGCTGCTGATACTAGCGATGTCGTTGCTGGAGTTATTGGTGGTATCATCTTAGGTAAGGTGATTGATAATCATGATCATAGAGGACACTCAAGACGCCATAGGCATGAGCACTATAATGATCATTATGATTATTACAACCACTATCATTATAACCGCAACGTTCCCAATGCACACATCACAATCATTGAGAACAATAGAGTGTACGAGCTCGACAGACGCGGGTTTCCACTGTACAATCCAAACACCCCTGGAATGGGATTTGGACGATGTGATACACGATATCGTGGCTATGACGGCTGTTCAAGAGCCCGAATCGAAGAGTGGAAGCGTAGATAATTTGTAAGTTATTGATTTCAAAGGAAAGAAACTTTGAAATAATGCTTGACTTTTACTGAAATAGGTGCTATAATATACGCATAAAATGAAGAAGTAAGTGAGGACTTCGTAAATGCAAGTAATTGAATCCAAATCGATCCTAGCCAAGTGTTTGGCTACTGAGAACTTGACAGTAGAGCATCAGAAGGTGCCTACTGCCATGTTCGATCTTAAATCCCGCAAACTCATCCTCCCTATGTGGAAAGAGATGTCCCCCGCAGTATACGACTTGCTTATTGGACACGAAGTAGGACACGCTCTAGAAACTCCCGAAGAAGGCTGGCACGATAATGTTAAAGCCAATCCTCAGATTAAGTCCTTCCTTAATGTATTAGAAGACGCTCGTCAAGAACGTATGACGAAGCAACGTTACCCAGGCTTGGTTAAGAGCTTTTATGCCGGGTACAAAGAACTATTTGAAAAAGATTTTTTTGGTGTTAAAGGTATAGACGTTAACACCCTCCCCCTTATTGATCGCATCAACCTACACTTTAAGGTTGGTAGCTTCCTTAACATTCAGTTCAGCGCTGATGAACAGCTCCTTGTTAACAAGGTATATGATCTTCAGACTTGGGACGATGTAGTTGCCCTAGGCGAAGAACTTTACGGACATTCTCAAGAAGAAGCAGAAAAAATGGCAGAGGAGTTAGGTTATACTCCCGAAGAGTCAGACGAAGATGACGAAGACAACGACTTTGAATTTGGTGAGTCCATGTCCTCAGAAGGTTACGAAAAGCCTGAAGAAGAAACAGAAGAATTAGAAGGACAAGCTCCCGTTTCTAACCAGCAATCGGACGCTGAGGAAGAAGACAAAGAGACGGAAGACGACGATTTTGAAGAAGGCGAAGGCGACATTGCCGAACCACTTAAAGAGTGGATGGACAACGAAGGCGGACACTCAATTACTGACGAGGCATTTCGTGAGAACGAAGACAAGCTTCTCAGCGAGGACAACAAAGTTAACCGCTACTTTGACATTCCTCGACTGCCAAACTGGAAGGACTTAATTGTTCCTGCCAAGACTATGTACTCAGGTATTGATACTTCGTTTGCCTACTATTACCGTTCTAAAGAAGGCCAATCGCTAGAGCCACTGGCTAATCAGCTTGTTGGCGACTTTATTCGTGACAACCGCTCTACTATCAACCAGATGGCTCAGCAGTTCGAAATGAAGCGTAAGGCACAGGTACTTAACAAGGCAAAGGTGTCTAAGACCGGTGACTTGAATGAGAACAAGCTGTGGGCTTACAAGTTGACAGAGGACTTGTTCAAGCAGTCCATGTTGATCCCAGAAGGTAAGAACCACGGCATGCTACTTTACTTAGACATGTCAGGCAGCATGTTCCGTAACATGCCTGGTACCATTGACCAACTTATTACGCTCATGATGTTCTGCCGTAAGGTAAACATTCCTTTTGAAGTTTACGGTTTTACAACCGCTCGTTACGAAGAAGAAACCATGAAACATAAAGGTGCCATTGGTGAGATGTGGGTACAGGATATCTCCTTCCGCCACTTAGGCTCCTCTTTGTTTAACAAGCGTCAGATGAACGAAGCCTACAAGCACTTGTTGATGTTCAAATACTCAATTGAAGCTCGCTACTCACGAGGTGAGACTGGCGACTATGTAGAGATTAAGAACAAACACTATGACTTAGCAGGTACTCCTCTTAACAATAGCATACCATTTGCTATTGAGGTTGCTCGAAAGTTTCGTAAAGACAATAACGTGGAGATTGTTAACAGCATCTTCCTTACTGACGGCGGTGCAACTGATCACGTTGAGTCCCTTCAAAGTGAAGAGTATCAATACCCTACTAGTACCCGGGGAACCCAAGAACGTGCAGTGTTCCGTCAAGGCAACGTTATGGTAACGGTACCAACTGATATTTACGCCTACAGTGGTACAAAAGATGCAATGGGTATGATTGAACTGTACCGTCAGATTGTTGGTGGCAAAGTTATTAATTACTTCATTGCTGATCAATGGTCCGCCCGAACGCTTGAACAAGAAATTAGCGAGTGGAGTAACATGGGTTGGAGCGAACGTGAAGCAATCGTTAGCAAGCAGCGCAAGACTGGTGTTGTGGTTGTGGACGCTACTCAGGCATTCGACAAGCGCTTCATACTCAAAGGTGGTAAGAGCCTCAAAATTGAGAACACTGAACTAGAAGTCAAGTCCAACAGCAAAGGCGATTTGCTCCGAGGCTTCCGTAATTTCAACAAAGACAAGGTGCAGAACCGAGTGTTCCTAGCCAAGTTTATGGATATGGTTGCCTAAGTGCTTGATATGAAAGGAAAAGAAACTTTAAAAAAAGGCAAAAAAGTGCTTGACTTTTCCCTAAATAGGTGCTATAATATACGCATAAACTGAGAAATTGATCATATAGTGAGGATATAGATTATGACTAAGACAACCCAAGTGCAAAAAGAAGAGCTCATCAACTCTCTTAAGAGTGCAACAACCGATGGACGCTTTTTAACGCGACAAGAAATTATTGATACTGCGGCAGAACTAGGACACCCCTTCCCGCACTGGCTTTTGAAAGACGAAACAGCACGGGTACAGCGAGGCAAGTATAGTGTCGCAATGTACCAAGGCAATGCCAACGTGGTGCCTTTGACTCCTAAAGAGCCAGTGATGGTTATAGAGTCCGAAGCTGCCAAGGTTGTAACCCAGGCAAAGTTAAACGTGGATATCGAGAACCTAATTCCTGCCAAAGACGATACTTTTGTACCCTTTGGCTTTTACCGAGACTTGAAGAAGGTGCTTCAGTCCGGTATGTTTTACCCAATTTTTATCAGTGGTTTGTCCGGTAACGGTAAAACTACAATGGTAGAACAAGTTTGTGCGAACCTCAAGCGAGAGGCCATTCGTGTAAACATTAGTATTGAAACCGATGAGGACGATTTGATCGGTGGCAATACACTAGTTGACGGTAATGTCGTGTATCGAGAAGGACCGGTCCTCACCGCCATGAAACGTGGCGCGGTTCTTATTCTTGATGAAGTAGACCGCGGATCCAACAAGTTGATGTGTCTCCAGGCCATCCTTGAAGGTAAAGCGTACTTCAACAAGAAAACCGGCGAAACCGTTACTCCTGCTCCCGGCTTTACAGTGGTTGCCACTGCTAATACAAAGGGCCGAGGATCGGATGATGGTAAGTTCATTAGCGCTCAGCTACTGGACGAAGCATTCCTGGAGCGATTCGCCGTTACGGTAGAGCAGGAGTACCCTACAGCAGCCACAGAGAAGAAAATCATTCTCAATAAGATGGCTAAGGCAAACTGCACAGATGAAGAGTTTGCGACAAACCTGGTCACATGGTCCGAAGTCATCCGTAAGACTTTTTACGAAGGTGCCATTGACGAGTTGGTTAGCACACGCCGACTTGAACACATTGTGAACGCATTCGCAATGTTCGGTGATAAGCTCAAGGCTATTGAGCTCTGTGTTAACCGTTTTGATACCGACACTAAACAAGCATTCATTGACTTGTATAGTAAGGTAGATGCTGGAGTGGACCTCACCCACGAAGGCACCAACCAGTCCAGTGAAGATGAGGAAGATGGATTTGATGACTCCACTTTCTAATTACATACTTTACCTGGACGGCGAGCTCGGCGCAAAGGATTGCGCCGAGTTCGTTTCTTTTTGTGAGGACGAACAACAACAAAGCCGGAAGGTTGAATTTAAAAACGCTGAATGGTATGAGTGTACTGACGGTGCTTTAACAAAACTTGCTAAAAAAGCATTCGTTAAAGCGTTTGGAGACTATTGTGCCTTAGTGCCAGACAATGTGATTGAAGCATTAAAACCTCAGGACTGTGAAATAGAATCATGTGTCATAAAAAAGGTTGGTGATGCAGGACAAGAATTGTTTTTTGATAACTTTGGGGCCGCACGAAGAAGGCTCGTTATCATGATACATTTAAACACTGTAGAAGATGGTGGTGTACAGTTTCCACAAGCTGGCGCACAGGCATGTCAAGTACAAGGTAAAGTTACAGTAGCACCATGTACATGGCAATATGCCTACAGAGTAAACGCAAGCAAGCAAGATCAGTATGTATTGTTTTGTTATATTAGGATTAAGAATGAAAAAGCATTATAAGTTTAACGAAGAAGCGTTAATTAAAGAATTAAAAGAGTATGTAGATGCCACATACGAACAGCATTACAGTAAAGCAAAGTTTCAATCCTCAGAGTTTATTATGGATTGTGGACATGGCATGGGATTTTTCCTAGGCAATGTATTAAAGTATGCACAGCGCTATGGTAAAAAGGATGGATACAATAGAAAGGATCTGTTTAAAATCCTACATTATGCACTTTTAGCTCTGAATGAACATGACGAAAATTATAAATAAAGGACAGAAACTTAACTCACCCTTAGGAGAAAAAATAAAATGGCACATGAAGTTAACGTAAAATATGTAAGGCCTTCCGCCGATGTAGAGTTTCCTACTGCTGATGAAAACGCAGTACAAGAGGAATGGGATACATCACGAAGACTTGCACTTGTTGACAACAACATTTCTGTTACCTATCAACTTAGTGAAGATGGCTTGACCATGGAAACTCTTTTCACTGCCGCAACAGCAGATGATTGGAACGCATACATGACTGGTATCCAAGCTGATGGTGGCTTTGATATTATTGAAGGTTTAAAGGCAAGATGTACAGCTGCCGGCATTACAATGACATACATTGTTAACGGCGAAGAAGTTTTATCTATTTAACAAAAAACACTTGACTTTTGAAATGAAGTCTGTATAATAAGCAGACTTAATACTTGGAGTATATTATGAAGATTAACAAAAACACCCTCGAGGTTCTAAAGAACTTCGCTACTATCAATTCTAATATCCTTGTGCGGCAAGGCAATGTCCTTTCTACTATTAGTACTGGAAAGAACATCTTTGCTCGCGCAACGGTAGAAGATACCTTTGATAAAGAATTTGCAATCTATGATCTAAATAGTTTGCTAGCACTTCTTACTCTTATGGAAGATACTGATGTTGAGTTTGGAGACGAGTCTCTAACAGTAACAAAAGGCACCAGTGAGTTTGAATATTTTTATGCTGATCCTGGCATTATTGTTTCCGCCCCAGACAAGACTATTGAGGTAGATGATTATTATACCTTTGACTTGTCTTCTGAGGACTTGAATACAATTATGAAGGCAGCGGCTATTACCGGAGCACCGATGTTCAGTGTAGTAGGTAAAGATGGTAAGGTAATCCTTACTGTAGGAGATCCGAGTACACCTAAGAGTAACAGCTTTAAGCAAGTTATTGGTGACACGAATCTAACATTTGACTGTCGTTTGTCGATTGAGAATCTAAAGGTAGTGCCTGGCAGTTATTCTGTTACACTATCTACTAAGAAGTTTATGTTCTTCCAGAACAAGAAAAACGATCTTAAGTATTGGTTGGCACTCGAACGTTCATCAGAAATTGGAGGCTAATATGGATGATGGAAAATTAAGTTTTACTCTTAGACAAGTCGGTAACGGCTGGGTTCTAGAAGTATGTAAAGATGGAGATTGTGTAGAGTTTATCTTCACAAGACATGGAAAAGCATTGTCTACAATTAGACAAATTTTAAATGCGGATCTAGATCCTTTTGCAGACTCAGAGTAATATAATCTTTGGTAAACCCCTCATTGGAGAAGCCATGGGGGGTTGTTGGGTGGACGATAAAACCCGACACTTTTGGATTGATATTCCAAAAAACGCTTCTCAATTTGCTATTAAAACTTTGAGAAAGAAAGACTGGTGGGGTACATCAGAACATGGCTGGTTGAATCGATCCCACACAGAAATTGTGAAACACTTTTCACAAGAAAAAGGATTTACTGGTGTTGTTATTTTGAGAGATCCTTGGGAAAGATGGAAGTCGGCTACAGTACATAATTGGTCTAGGCGTGGCAAAGGCCACGTAGATATTACATCGTTGCAAGACTTTGTATTGTTTTATAAACAACAGGCAACACTCTTTGAACAAGACGAACATACAAATAGACAAGTAGATTATTTAGATGGGTTAGATAAAAGTAATTGCATCTTCTTTAATCTAGATGACGAACTATTTACAAAAAAGTGGACAAAGTATCTTGGTTTACGTCCCAATCACAAACCAGTTAATGCCGTTAGCAAGCATGCACAAAAGGCAAAAGATTGGTTAGAGTACAGAAAAACTGATGTATGGGATCAGTTAAGAATTTTTTATAGAGAAGATGTAAGTTTATATAATGAGGTGACTTATGAATAAAATTGAAGGGACACAGATCCCCCATTTAGAATTTCCGACTCGTATTCGAGAAGGAGAAGAAATGGTATGGCGAAACAATACTACTCAAGAACTCTTTGGAGGAAAACGTGTAGTACTTTTTGCTTTACCTGGTGCGTTTACACCGACATGTTCAACATATCAACTACCAGGATATGATGAATTGTACAGAGAGTTCATTGCTAATGGCATTGATGAGATTTACTGTTTGTCTGTAAACGATACCTTTGTAATGAATGCTTGGGCGAAGGACCTTGGAATTAAAAATGTAAAAATGATTCCAGACGGCTCAGCACAATTTACACATGCCATGGGTATGTTGGTAGCTAAAGATAACTTAGGCTTTGGCATTCGCTCATGGAGATACGCGGCTGTTATTGATAACATGCGAGTAGAGAAGGTATTTGAAGAAGAAGGTAAGATGTCTAATGCAGAGGAAGATCCCTATGAGGCATCTAAACCCGAAGTAGTACTAGAGTACTGCAAAGGAGGACGCCACATTAATCTCAATCTTTCAGACTCTACTGACGTTAAAGAAAAATTTGGTGGCTAAAACTCTACAAGAGTTTATTATTATATTATGGAGTAAAATATGGATACAAGAAGTGAACAGTTTTTGTGGGTGGAAAAATATCGTCCGCGAAAAATTGATGATTGTGTCCTACCGAACAGCATCAAGGATATGTTTACACAATTCTTGGACAAGGGAGAGGTACCTAATCTTCTCCTTTGTGGCTCTGCTGGCACAGGTAAGACTACAGTTGCCCGAGCATTATGTGAGCAGCTAGGATGTGATTATATCATTATTAATGGCTCTGATGAAGGGCGACAAATTGATACACTACGAACTAAGATTAAAGAGTTTGCTAGTGCTATTAGTTTTGAGGGTAAAACAAAAGTCGTAATTATTGATGAGGCTGACTATCTAAACAAAGATAGTGTACAGCCTGCTTTGCGTGCTTTTATCGAAACGTTCTCAGAGAACTGTCGATTTATTTTTACCTGTAACTACAAAAATCGTATTATTAGTCCTTTGCATTCTAGGACTACAGTAATCGAATTTGCGTCTCATAAAGGAGACAAACAAACACTTGCTGCCTCATTTATGAGACGTATGCAACACATACTACAGGCAGAAGGTATTGAGTATAAGGACAAAGTTCTAGCAGAACTTTTGATGAAATACTTTCCTGACTATCGTAGAGTTATAAATGAACTACAACGTTACTCGGCTTCGGGTATTATTGACGAAGGTATTCTCAGTAACTTTGCAGAGATTAATTCTAAAGAGTTAATTGCCTCTTTGAAAGACAAAGAGTGGAAGAAAATGCGACAGTGGGTTGCCAACAATGTTGATACTGATCCACAAGGCATTTTTAGATTCATCTATGATACTCTTTTGCCTGAGGTTAGATCTGTTCCACAGTTAGTATTGCTAATTGCGGACTATCAGTATAAGGCAGCGTTTGTGGCTGATCAAGAAATTAATCTTACAGCCTGTCTAACTGAAATTATGGCAAATGTAGAGTTTAAATGAAAGTAAGAAAAACACTAAAAAGAAAAATGAAAGCAATCCACAAATTTATGAAACGTGGAAGGCTCACACGAGTAATTAATAAGACTTTTCCGTCTGAAAAAGAAGAAAAAAAGTAAGTGTGGTCCTACGCTAAACTAAATGCGGTTCATCTTGAACTGAGCAGTCGTTGTAACGCTGCTTGTCCGGGCTGTCCCCGTTACTTGAGAAATTCTCCATTAGTAGATCCCGAACTACAGCAAAGGGATATTACTATAGAGGATTTTATGTCTTGGTTTAGCCCCGACGCACTTTCTAAAATTAAAAATTGGATCATTTGTGGTACACATGGAGATCCAATTACATGTAAAGACTTGGTAGAAATTTTACAGTACATTTGTGAACACAGCCCAGGACAAATACAAATTAATACAAACGGAGGACTTCGAGGCGAGAAGTTTTTCACTGACTTAGGTAACACTTTAGCGGCAGCTACATCAATAGATGGTGTACAGCGAGAGGTTGTTTTCTCATTAGACGGATTAAGAGATACAAATCACCTATATCGCAGACAAGTTAAATGGGAGAAGGCATTTGCAAACTTAAAAGCATTTGCCTCTACAGGCGCCAATACAGCGTGGGACTTTTTAAGATTTGCACATAACAATCATCAAATAGATGAGGCTAGACAAATAGCAGAAAGTTTAGGTGTAGACTTTAGATTGAAAAATCCTTTTGGTGTAGACGGTATTGGTATGCCGGTGTATGATAGAAACTTTGAATTAGACTATGTGATTAATCACTATGAAGATTCAAATAAAGATCCGTATGTACCTTATCCACTAGGCTATGAAGCACCATTGCCTATTGTAGAAGAAAGAAATGGTTGCATTGATTGTAACTCTTTTAGAATGCACCAACCCCCTCAGCATGAGACACAGATGTGCGAGGTGTACATAGATCATTTAGGGCGTGTACAGCCTTGTTGCTTTGTAGGTAACAAAATGTACGGACCTGCTTACATAGAAGAAGCTACAGAAGTGAGACATGTGCAGGCAGCTATAGGAAATAGAAATAATTTGTATCACTATAGTTTACAAGAAGTGCTTGACAATGGAGCACTAGACATGTATAGTAACAGTTGGGAAAATAAAACTATTAACCAATGTTGGATACAATGCGGTAAACAAGGTGGTAATGATAGACTGATAGATAGTCTATTTGTTAAGGAAATATTATGAGCATTTTAGAAGGCTTCGGCCCTGCAGTTGAAGAGATTAAAGAAGAAGAGTTTACAGAAAAACTTGCTAAGATTTCTCCTTTTGACTTTGTTAACAGCATTAATTTTACAAAACAGAATTTAATTATTGATGAGAGGACTGAGAACGAATACAATCCTTTTATCGTTAATCGTGGGTTGGGTTTTAATCCTGATACAGTAATTGCATCTAATGAAATGAACTCACGTCCACATCTTGATAAGAAAATGCAATATGACTTTCTACAGACGGTGGTAAGAAAAGGCAAACGCTATGGTAAATGGCTAAAGAGTGAAGAAGAGAATCTCGAACTAATACAAAAGTATTTCGGGTACAGCTTTAATAAAGCTAAAGAGGCTCTGCGTATTTTAACTGACGAACAGTTGGAAGAGATACGGAGAATAGAACAAAGATCTAAAGGCGGAAAGTTATAAATATTATTGTCCATATTATGGAATATAATAATAAGGTAAAATGAATGAATGACAAAGATAATTTCTTTGGTATTAGCTTTCCAGGCTACGAGCCACTAGAGGTACAGCTTAGTACACCAGACGATTTTTTAAAGGTAAAGGAAACTTTATCCCGAATCGGTGTGGCATCTAGAAAGGATCAGGTTCTATATCAATCCTGTCATATCCTGCATAAAAAGGGTAGATACTTTATTACGCATTTTAAAGAACTGTTCGCACTTGATGGCAAACAAACAGACATGACTGATAATGACTTACAAAGAAGAAATACTATTGCAAGATTACTTCAAGAGTGGGGACTTATTAAAATTTTACAAGAGGGAGAACTAGATTGTGCTCCTTTAAGTCAGATTAAGATTATAGCGTTTAAAGATAAACATGATTGGAATCTTGTTCCTAAATATAATATTGGAAAGAAATACTAAAACTATATGCTGATTAATATTCACCCCTTGGTGTGTTTCCGAGATAGCATTCTTACCTCGGAAGAATGTGAACATATAATTAAACTCGCCGAGCCTCACATGACAAGAGCAACTGTTATGTCAGACGAGAATGATGGTTTACACGCATCGAGAACTGGCAATTTTCATTTTATAGCTAAGGGTGAAGATGTGCTGGTTGATAAAGTATACCGCAGAGTTTGTGCTATAGTGGGCATGCCTGTGGAATGGGGTGAGGCAATGCAGGTAATTAGTTACGATCAAACACAAGAGTATCAGCCCCATTTTGATACATTTGAGTTGAAGCACATGCCTGAACAAGAAGCTAGAGGCGGACAACGGGTATTAACAGCATTGATATATTTGAACACACCAATGTCAGGAGGAGGAACAACCTTCCCTGAATTGAAAAGAACTATTGACGCTAAACAAGGGCGTATGGTGGTATTCCAAAATACTTTTAATGGCGGAACTGTCAGACATCCTTGGTCCAAACACGGAGGAGATCCTGTGGGGATGGGCGTTAAATGGGCGTGTAATATTTGGTTTAGAGAATCTACATTTAAATAGAAAAAACTGAGCTAACTATTATACATATTAATGAGGTGCCGAAAGGGCCTCGAAATCTAACCTTGCTAAAATTATAGGAGGAAAGCAAAATGGTAAGACGATATACTACAGCCACAATGGCTGATTTTCTAAACGACATCACACCTTTCACGGTGGGATTTGATAGGGTACTAGATAATATTGCTAATGTTTCAGACATTGCACAAAATTATCCACCCTATAACATTGTAAAACAAGATGACGAATCATTCGTTATCGAAATTGCAGCAGCAGGATTCCGTAAGGACGAGTTTAATATTAACCATGTCCCACATAACGGAAACAAGCTGATTGTACAGGGTGTTCAGGATCGCGGAGAAGATAAGCGCGAGTTTGTACACAAAGGAATCGGCGCAAGAAACTTTACTAGATCATTTGCACTAACAGATGATGTGGTAGTTGACGGTGCTAAATTTGAAGACGGTATGCTTCTCATCTCACTCAAAAGAGTTATTCCAGAAGAGAAGAAAGCAAAAGAAATCAAAGTTAAATAATTAGGAGTAAACATGGCCGACGTGCGTATTTTAAAATTGGTATCAGGTGAAGATATTATTGGAGACATTAAAGAGATTGATGTTGAAGGCAAAGAGTTTATCCTAGTGAATAAACCTATGTTGGTGGTTATGATGCCAAAGCAGGAAAACCCTAACGAGTATGCCGTCGGCCTTGTTCCGTATGCACCATTTGCAGAGGGGCACCAAGTGCCCATTATGCCACAACACATTGTTTCAATTTACAGCCCTGAAGCTGGGCTTAGGAACGAGTACAGTACTAGATTTGGTTCTGGATTAGTTGTCCCTGACAATAAATTAGACACTAAAAAACTTCTTAAAGGCTAACAATGTACGAGTACAGATGTAATATTGTTAGAGTAGTAGACGGAGATACAGTAGATGTGGATATCGATCTCGGATTTGGTATATGGGTCCGCAATGAGCGCGTTCGTCTCTATGGTATCGACACACCGGAAAGTAGAACCCGTAATAAAGTCGAAAAGAAATACGGACTGTACGCAAAACAATTCCTCAAAGACATTCTTGGAAAGCAGTCCGTGCTACGAACTAAAAAAGACGAAGCAGGGAAATACGGTAGAATACTTGGAGAGTTTATCGTGTACGACTCAAAAGAGGATAGATCTGTTAGCGTAAAAGATATTATGATACGGGAACATATTGGTGTACCTTACTTTGGGCAATCCAAAGAAGAAATTGCAGAAGCACATTTAAGAAACTACGAACTATTAGGCGACATTTAACAAAATAGTTCTTGACATTCACTCCACAAGAGTGTATAATATGGTTCTAACTTGAGGTGGAGTCTACATGAACTTTTATACTTACGCTAAACACTATGGCAATAAAATACATGTCCGTGGTGTTCGTAATGGCAAACGCTTTAACGCAAGGCACGACTTTAGTCCTACCCTATACGTTAGATCCGAAAAGCCCTCCGACTACAAAAGCATGTTCGGAGAAAAAATCTCCCCCATAGTTTTTGACACAAATAAAGAAGCAACCGAGTTTGTAGATAGGTACAAAGAAGTATCTAACTTTCCTATCTTTGGACAAACACAATGGGGATATCAATATCTAACAGAACAGTATCCCGGAGAAGTGCAATGGAGTGCAGAACACATTGGCATCTACTCTATCGATATCGAGACAAGTTCTGAGAATGGTTTCCCCCAAGTAGATAATCCTGTTGAAGAAGTTTTACTGATTACTCTACAAAATAATTTTACAAAAGATATTACTACATTTGGTGTAGGATCATTTACACCCACTGTACATACAGAACACTTAAACGTGAATTACATTCAGTGTGATACTGAACGTGCCTTGTTGTTTAAGTTTATGGACTGGTGGAAAGAAAATTGTCCGGATGTTATAACAGGTTGGAACTCCTCTCTGTTTGATATTCCTTATCTTGTTGCTCGTACTGATAGACTTTTAGGTGATGATCATAAAAAGATGTATTCTCCTTTTGGTTTGGTATCTCGTCGTGTGATTAACATACAAGGCAGAGAACAAACTACATACGACATTCAAGGTGTTGCACAGTTAGACTATTTGGACTTGTATAAAAAGTTTACCTACACTGCACAAGAGTCCTACAAACTAGATTACATTGCCGAAGTAGAACTAGGACATAAAAAACTAGACAATCCTTTTGATACTTTTAAGGAGTTTTACGAAAATGATTGGAACTTGTTTGTAGAGTATAACATTATTGATACTGTTCTTGTCGATGAGTTGGAAGACAAAATGAAGTTGATTGAACTTTGTCTTACTATGGCATACGACGCTAAGTGTAACTATCAAGATGTCTTTTCTTCTGTTAGAACTTGGGACTGTTTGTTGTACAACCACTTGATCGATCAACATGTCGTAATACACCAAAAGCCCAGTCGTCCAGCAAGAACTATTGCAGGTGCTTTTGTACAAGAGCCTGTCCCTGGACAGTACGAGTGGGTTGCATCTTTTGACGCTACTTCACTGTACCCTTCCATTATTATGCAGTATAATATGTCTCCTGAGACTCTTGTTCCTGGACAAACATATGACGTAACTGTAGATAGTTTGCTTAATAAAACAAATGACTTGTCCGAGTTGCATAAAGAAGACTATGCAATGACTGCTAATGGTTATTGTTTTACACGCACACGAATGGGTTACTTTCCAGAAATTGTTAGTAAGTTTTTTGATGACAGGCAAAAGTATAAGCGTCTAATGATTAATGCTCAGAACAAATATGAGGAGACTGGAGACAAGAAGTATCTAAAAGATATTTCCAAGTTTAATAACTTCCAGATGGCTCGTAAGATTCAACTTAACTCCTTATATGGTGCCATGGCTAACGAGTACTTTCGTTATTATGATGATCGTATCGCAGAAGGCATTACACTAACAGGACAATACATTATTAGGCAAACTGCTACTGCACTTGATAAGTTTATAAACAAGATATGTGATACTGAAAACGAAATGTACAGTTTCTATTCTGACACAGACTCTTGTTATATTACTCTAAAGCCTCTTGTAGATAAGTTTTTTGCTAACAAATCTAAAGACAAAGTTATTGACATTTTAGACAAGGTTGGTACTGAACAGATAGAGCCCTGTATTGATAAAGCAATGCGTAGTCTTGCTAACTATACAAATGCTTTTGAACACAAGCTGTTCTTTAAACGTGAGGCAATCGCAGACAAATGTATCTGGGTTGCTAAAAAACGTTACGCTATGAATGTATATGATAACGAAGGTGTAAGATACAAGGAACCTAAACTAAAGGTTATGGGTTTAGAAATTGTTCGTTCCTCTACACCTGGTTGCGTTCGTAATAGCCTAAAAGAAGCAGTTCGTATCTCTCTTACACAGGATGAAAATGCTTTACATAAGTTTATAGAAGAAACAAAAGCCGAATTTAAAAACAAGAGCCCTGAGGAGATTGCCTTCCCTCGTGGGTGTAACAACCTGGCAAAGTATAGAAGTGTTTCTCATATCTATGAAAAAGGTACGCCGATGCATGTTCGAGGTAGTTTACTTTACAATTACTATCTGAAAGAGAACAAGGTTGCCCATAAGTATGAGGACATTAAAGAAGGTGATAAGATTAAATTTATATATTTAAAAGAGCCTAACGTAGTAAAAGAAAACGTTATGGCATTTATAGGTACGTTGCCCGTAGAGTTCGGTGTACACAAGTACATTGATTATGATATGATGTTCCAGAAAGCGTTTATAGAACCTATGGAAACTATCATTAAGAGCCTGGGCTGGAATACCGAACCACAAGCAACATTGGAGGATTTATTTTCGTGAAAACATTAATAGTGGGTTATGGATTTGTCGGCAAAGCGACACAGTATCTCTTTAGAGAGGCTCTCAATTTCGATATCGACATTCATGATCCAGCACAAGGGTATACTGCAAAAGAGAGTCTTTATGACTATATCTTTTTATGTGTACCAACTGATTTAGATAGTGGAACAAAAAAATTAAGTATTGCCACTCTTAAGGAAGTCTACGAAGAATGGAAAGATAAAGGGCGTGTTGTTATTAGAAGCACTATTGGTCCTGATCAAGTAGAACAATTCCCAGAGGCAATTATTATGCCTGAGTTTTTAAGAGAGAAGCATTGGAAAGAGGATGTAGACGATAAAGAGTTACCTATTATCATTGGTGGAGAACATGTTTGGTGTGAACCATTGTACCTCAAAACTTGCTCACTAAACAAAGGAGATACAATTTTTGTAGGTGCCAAGCAGGCGTCGATGTATAAAATGGCTCGTAATAGTGCTTTAGCTATGAGAGTAGCACTAGCAAACGAGTTTAAAGAAATTTGTGATAAACTAGATATTGATTATGACATCCTAACAGGCATGCTTAGTCGAGATAAAGTAATTGGTGGTACACACTGGCAAGTACCTGGCCCAGACGGTAAATTAGGTTTTGGAGGAAAATGTTTGCCAAAAGACTTGACACACATGAGTACTTTATGTTATAATGAATATAATATAATGGATGATGCTATTAAGGCAAACATGATTCGTAAAATAAGAGAGATTGGGACATTTTTAGATGCTGCCCATGCTCATTTTCAGTAAGGAGAATATTATGAGTTTAATTGATAAACTAAAAAAGAACTCTACAATTAAGGAATCGGAGATACTAACACAGTCTAAGTTTTTTACTTCTAAAGACTTGATTCAGACACCTGTTCCCGCACTTAACGTTGCGTTGAGTGGTAGACTAGATGGCGGACTTACACCTGGACTAACTGTTTTTGCAGGTCCTAGTAAGCACTTTAAAACTGCTTTTGCTATGATGTTGGCTAAAGCATACTTAGACAAATATGACGATGGTGTCGTTTTGTTTTATGATTCGGAGTTTGGTGCTCCTCAGAGCTATTTTAATAGTTTTGGTATTGATACAGATAGAGTTGTTCATACACCTATTACTGACATTGAGCAGTTAAAGCATGATAGCATGTCTCAGTTAAATGGTATTGAGAGAGGCGATCATGTGATGATTATTGTTGACTCTGTTGGTAACTTGGCAAGTAAAAAAGAAGTAGAGGATGCTCTAGAAGGTAAGAGTGTAGCAGACATGACAAGGGCTAAAGGATTAAAGTCGTTGTTTAGAATGATTACACCTCATCTAACTATTAAAGACATTCCTGCTGTGGTAGTTAACCATACATATAAAGAGATTGGTTTGTTTCCGAAAGATGTTGTATCTGGTGGTACAGGTATTTACTACAGTGCCGACAACATTTACATTATTGGTAGACAGCAAGAAAAGACAGGTAAGGATCTAGTAGGTTATAACTTTATTATTAATGTTGAAAAGTCTCGTTATGTTAGAGAGAAGTCTAAAATCCCTGTAGAAGTTTCCTTTGAAGGTGGTATTAGTAAATGGTCTGGTTTGTTAGACATTGCACTAGAGTCCGGACATGTAATTAAACCTTCTAATGGTTGGTATCAGAGAGTAGACATGTCTACAGGTGAAGCAGTTGATCCTAAAGTTAGAGCCAGCGATACCTACACTAAGGATTTTTGGTTGCCTATTTTGAAAGACGAGTCCTTTAGTAAGTGGATTGAAAATAGGTATTTAATTTCTAGTGAGGCAGGTATTTTTAAAGATGAAGTTTCTGAAGAAGACATCGACAAAGCATACGAAGAAGCCTGAAGGCGTATGTGATAAATGCCAGATAACTATTTGGCAAGGTGATAAAGCAATTTGTTTCCACACAGATACAGAAGAATTGTATTTGTGTGAAAACTGTATAAGTGAAATTTATGGAGAGTACACTAAGGACTTATTATAATGATTGAAAGAATTATTTTAGCAGAACTTTGCAATGATGAGGAGTACACACGAAAGGTTATTCCTTTTCTTAAGGCGGAGTATTTCTTTAATCCTGGTGAAAAAATTCTGTTTGAAAAAATTGAAAAGCATGTTGTAAAATATAATTCTACTCCCGATAAAAATGCCTTGGTTATTGCAGTACAGGAAGATAGAAAGGTAAGTGAGGCAGAACTAACTGAGATAGAAGATGTACTTAAAAATCTATCTACAGAAAAAACAAACAAAGAATGGTTACTGAATGAGACAGAAAAGTTTTGTAAAGATAAAGCTCTTTATCTTGCAGTTATGGAAAGCATTGGTATTATTGATGGCAAAGACAAAGACAAACCTACATCTGCGCTTCCTGCTATCCTATCCGATGCTCTTGCGGTTGGGTTCGACACTAACATAGGACACGACTACATTGAGAATGCTGATGAACGTTTTGAGTTCTATCACAGGCAAGAAGAAAAAATGCCTTTTGATCTTGAGATGTTTAATGAGATTACAGAAGGCGGTCTAATAAACAAAACACTTAACGTAGCGCTAGCAGGTACTGGTGTTGGTAAGTCTTTGTTTATGTGTCATATGGCAGCTAATTGTATCTCACAAGGCAAAAACGTCTTATACATAACATTAGAAATGTCTGAAGAAAGAATTGCTGAACGTATCGATGCTAATCTTATGAACATTCCGATACAGCAGTTGAAAGAACTTCCTAAGACAATGTTTGATGATAGAATTAAAAAAATAAACGAAAAAATTAATGGCAGACTTATTATTAAAGAATATCCTACAGCGTCTGCTAATGCTGGACACTTTAAGGCCCTGTTAAATGAACTACGACTTAAAAGAAACTTTGATCCGGATATTATTTTTGTGGACTATCTCAATATTTGCTCTTCTAGCAGGTATAGGGCGGGTACGTCAGCAAATAGTTACACGATTATTAAGGCAATCGCAGAAGAACTTAGAGGACTTGCTGTAGAGTTTGATCTTCCTTTAGTAACTGCTACACAAACAACAAGAGGCGGATACAATAGTAGTGATGTAGAACTGACAGACACCTCAGAGTCTTTTGGTTTGCCTGCTACAGCAGACTTGATGTTTGCTCTTATAAGTACTGAGGACATAGAAAAACTTGGACAGGTAATGGTAAAACAATTAAAAAACCGTTACAGTGATCCTACAAGAAACAAACGCTTTATGGTTGGAGTAGACAGAGCTAGAATGAAGCTCTATGATATAGAAGATCCTCAAGCAGGGTTACAAGATACAGGTGAAGAAGAAGATCAAGGACCTGTATTTGATAAAGGCAGATTTGGAGCTGGTAAGTACGATGAAATTAACTTTTAATGAAGTAGATTTTGACATTTATGATGATGCTTTTTCACAAAGGCACGCAGAGTTTGTAAAGAACGATGTTAAACCTGAGAATGAATTCTTTTGGTTAGATTTAGATGCTGAAAAACTTAAGAATGAAATTAACACTCTCCGTTTAGATTTAAATATTGCCACTCACATGATAATGGATGCAAGTCTTCTCAATCATCTACACTCAAACTTTGTTCAGTGGCACGATCATGCAAACCATATGGATAAAGCAAAGTTAGTTGAAATGAACGAAAAGATTCATATGTATGAACTTGCTAAAAAAGGACAACCTGATAGGTGGGGATACATCAACGGAAAAACGACATATCGTCTTCCAGAAGATGTTTATACCAGATTTACAATTAAAAGACAGTTTGGACATCTTTATATGGGTTACACGCATGTAGGAAAACATTTTGCAGAAATTGTAGAGAGTATGGATCATCATCTTCCAGCAAATCAAATTGTTCCACAGTATTGGGCTAGATCAGATTTCTTTATTTGGTTAGGAGATGATGTAACAGATGAGCAGGAAGCAGCTTGGATGGAAAAAGCTCAGCAAACATACAAAAAAATGAAAGATAAAATGCCGTATGCCTTCCATGATCCTAAATTGGCTATAGGTTATATTCCTTTTGGAAAATTAACAAGAACAGATTGGACAAGACAAGACTTTGTTGAACACATGAGGAAATATAGTTATAAATAGTTAGACTTCAATAGGAGGGCTAATTATGTCAGAAGAAGAAAAGAAAGCTTCGTCTAATTTCCATCCTGCTGATAGCAACGGTGACGGCAAAGTCGACGCCGAAGAACATAAAATGTTTATGGAATTCAAGAGGAAGGAGCTTGAGGACCAAGATGCAATGCGAGACTCTCAGAGAAGCATGGCATGGTTCGCACTATTTGGTATGTTACTTTATCCTTTTGCTGTGGTGATTGCATCAGTAGCAGGATTAGACCAAGCTCAAGAAACATTAGGCGATATGGCACCAACATATTTTGTCGCAGTTGCAGGTATTGTGGCAGCGTTTTTTGGTGCACAAGCGTTTACAAAAAAATAGGTAATTGATTGGATATAATTAAAGATATTCGCCTTAGGCACGACGCAGGGCGCTTACATGATGAGTACTCAACAGAGATGCCGGTACCACATGTATATTTGAATGACTTTTTATCAAAAGATTTAGCAGATGCTATGTACAAGGAAGCATGCACTGCAGACGATTCTTTGTGGACAACCTTTGACAGAAAAGGTAGTCATATGAAAGAGTGTAAAGTTCTAGAGCATCTACCAGTTGCTTCTCAATTTGTAAATGAGATGCACAGCAGTTTAGGACTTGAATGGATCTCCACACTGACAGGAATGGACGGCATTATGGGAGATCCTTACATTGTAGGAGCAGGTTACTCAAAGAGCTACAATGGTGATTCCTTACAAGTACATTCAGATTTCAATTGGAATGATAAACTAAAACTTCACAGAGCCGGTTCCTTAATCGTTTACCTAACACCAGATTGGGATCCAGAGTGGAATGGTGCTTTAGAGTTTTGGGACAACATGAAAGAAAAACCTGTCAAAGAATTTCCATGTATACATAATAGTGTAATTATATGGGATTATAGTCCGAGAGGTTTTCACGGATACCCGAAGCCGATTAATTGTCCTGCTGGAGTGCATAGGACAACGTTTAGGCTATTCTATTATTATAGTGACGCACAATACAAACCAAACGATCGTCCGCACAGAAGTTTGTATTGGTACGATAAAGAAGCTCAAGAGCCATATGATATAGCGAGTAGGAGATAAAATGGGCGCACTTGGTTATGTTAATCATGTTTACAGCGATACAAAACTTCCTTATGAAGCATATATTAGAGGTTATCTTCGCCCCGTAAAGGAAGGAATATTTGATCCTCAAGCAATCTATATGTACGATAGATTGGACCTTGCAGTTAGGCAATACAAGCTATCAGATCTTTTAACACCAAAAGTTTGTTCACATTTA